TCACTTAGTGTAAGGCTCCATATACCACTTAATGATATTTTTTATACGCGCAGAATCTAAAGCAGAAAGCTCTTCGCATTTAACATGTAATGCATTAACTAACCCTTTGAGCCACTCTTTCTCCATTTCGCGAACGGATGGATTGGCCTCATACCGGCGTTGAAACACGCCAAAAACTTTAATCCATTTTTCTGACGGGCATGAAATCATCTTATCTATGATATAGTCATGAGGAACAGATGATAATATTTCTTCGGAACCATGATCGCCATTCATCAAATCAGAGTTTACTAGGCTTCTCTGAAATCCATCAATATCTGTGGGCAATTTATTTAAAATCTCTATAGCAAAAGTATTATATTTTTTTATAAAATGTGCATTAGCTGTCTTTTTAAAATACTCAAAAATAGTATTAAATTCTTCACTTTCTTCATCGTGGAAAGTATACCCATATAGTCCGAAAATGTTACCAAGTTTATAGTTAAAAACCCTATCTATGCATGCATTATTTTCTGCACATAAATCATCTATACACTTCATACATTCAACGATTATTTCTTGATGAGTTTTTTCATAGACTCCTATTCGTGACAACCAAAGTTTAATACCAAACACATGTAAATATTCACCATAAAAAGTATATTGACGATTATCAAATTTACTATTCATATCATTTAATGCAATGAAAAAGTCTTCATTAGAACGTTCGAAAAATTTCCAGACAGTGATCCATGAAGGCTCTGATTTTTGAATAAAGAAATATGAACTTTTATTGAGAGAACTAAGAATGCTATCTACGTCAATAATACCATTTATAAAAATATCAACCAAAACAGAACCTGAAATAATATCATTAGATATATCAAACACAGTATACTTTATATTAATCTCTGATAACTTACTTCCTGTTGAATTCTTGCCATATTCATTTCTAGATTTAAGCATGCTTGCGTCTAGTTCACCATGACGAACCTCAAGAGAAATCACTATTGAAATGGCAATGATTGCAGTCATAGCTTCAGCATTTTTTTTATACTCTTTAGGGATAATATTATATATTCTATCTAATGTTAAAAATGCACCTCTTAGAGAACGTAAATTATGGATCTTTGACTGTAAATACAGTTCTTTAATCAACTTAAAATTGGATTTTAAATCGATAACCAAATCTGGGTTTTTTAGTTCAGTAATAAAGAAATTAAAGGCATCATTAAAGGTAGGTAAAAAAGATAATGTTTGGCCTATGACTTTTTCTTTGGATATTTTGTATTTACCATCTCTATCTATATCATTTTCATTGGAGATAACTATTACCTTACAGCCATAGCGCTCAACATAATGATTTATATATCCTAATGCATCAACAACAGAAAACCCACAACGTTCTAAATCATCAAATACATATACACTATTCTTATTTACATTTCTAAAATAATCATAATTCACCTTAACTGACCATCGCATAACAATAGAAATGACACTTAAAAATAACGCACTGAACTTGGACGCTTTTCCCTTTAGTGCAGGATATAATTCTGATAGTATTTCTCTATCTATATCTGATCTTGATGTAAGCCCTGAAAGGCTTATATAAACAAATCTTTTTTTCGCCTTACCAAAAACTTGATTAATATATTTTTTAATAAGATAAGTTTTACCAATCCCCCAAGGACCATTGATTAATACTGCAAACTTTGGTGAGTGTGCTAAGTTCAAATAATAGTGCAGATACTCTTTTATATTATCGTTTTTATCATCATTGATTTTTTCATATTCATTTACATTCATAGTATAATTCACATCATCAGTGATTAGCCAAAGGATTAAATCTAACTGCATCCTGCAAGTAGTCCGGTGCAAGATGCGCATAAGTCATGGTTTGTAAAATATTGGAGTGACCGAGTATCTTTTGCAGCGTCAAAATGTTGCCGCCGTTCATCATAAAATGGCTGGCAAAAGTATGCCGTAATGCATGGATTGCCTGACCTTTTGGTAAATCAGGTGCAACATCTTTAAGAGACTGCCGTACCAGCAAATAATCAACATCTGGAAAAACCTTTCCGTTTCCTTTTGCTTTCAGCTCGTTAAATAATTCCGCCGAAATTGGCACTGTTCTGTTCTTGCCGTTCTTGGTATTAACGAAAGTAACACGTTGCTGGATAACATCATTTTGGGTCAGCTTAACAACCTCCCCCCACCTTGCACCGGTGGATAGACATAGTTTTGCGGCTAGTTGTTCTTTACCCGTTAGTAAATCAAGTAAGGCGCTAATCTCATCTTTAGATAAAAATCCCATCTCACGCGCATGAATGCGCATCAAATTAATACCAATGATTGGATGTTCGTTGTGATAGTTACCGTTATCAATCAACACCGTGAACAACGACGACAAAGCCCCTTGTTCACGGTTAACTGTCGCCGGTTTTATTCCATTTTCAATGCGGGCCGCTCGGTAATCAGCAAAGCTGACGCGATTAACTTGTGATGCTTTGGGAAATCCCATAGCTTCATCAATACGCTCTAATTTTTGCAATATGCTTTTACCGGCTTTCATTGTTTGGCCTTGGTATTTCCACCACAGCGCTATTAATTCTGTCAGAAGCCGGTTGTCTGCTGGCTTTTCCAGCCACTCTTTATCATTTTGAGTAGCAATAGCCCAACGTTCAAACTGCTGCGCCTCGGACTTGGTTTTAAACTTCTTCCTGATCCGCTTCCCTTCACGACCTTGTGGCCGCACATCGACCATGTAGCCTTCAGCGCCAAGTGACTTAATACTCATCGAAGAAGTTCCTTTCGTAGCAAATCCCGCCTTTGCCCCAAAAATTCTTTATTTTGTAGGCAATTAACCAACCTTCTGGCCTTTTTGGTTCGCAGATGTGCTTTCTGGCCCATCAGGGGAGAGATCTGGTGAGATCTGGCCGATTTCTGGTGCGACATCCCCTGTCATCAACCAAAGTGCATATTTTTTAAATCTGGGATGCTGAGTAATCCTCAGTAAAAACTCACTACCTACACTCTTAATTCTTTCGGTTTCATACCGTTTTAAATTACCTGCTGGCACACCTGTTAACTCTGCAAACTCATCCCTTGAGAGTTTTTCAGCATCTCTAATTTCTCGGATTCTTATTCCTATGCTTATTGACATGGTAATTATTTGTACCTATAGTCTGCTTATGGGTACGTATATGTACCCTTAATGGCGTAATCCTGCGTGATCTAAAAGGGTATCACTTATGTCTAAAAAACAGAATAAAAGTATGTTTTCACCAAATATCAGTGGCTTGCCCCCTGATTATCCTTTTGGCGATAAGTTGTCTGAGTCCATCGCTGACTATGCCAAACGACTAGGTATCAACCAGAACACGATCCGCACCCAAGCCGATACCGGACGTTTACCTATCATCCAGCAAAAGAAAGGCTCAAAGCGTGAAGTGAATCTATATGCGATTTACTTAAACGCCCGCTATAAAGCCGAGCGCTATGTGGAGATGATGAATTGATTAGCCCATTGCAACTATCCGCTGCTGCAAGCCAATTAGTTTACAACCCATGTCATGCGCTGGTGAAAGTCAGCGAACACACCTGCGTTTATCGTGGATTTTCTATTACCCGCCTGAAGCGGAACAAAATAAATTTGATTACTCGCTACCAAGTGAGCCAAGGCGATCAGTCTTACGGCAAGTTTGACGCGCAGGCACAGGCGACGAATTACATTGATCGATTGCATGAGATGAGGGGTTAAAGCCCTCCCTCAAATAAATCAATTTGCGAAAGGGTTTTAAAGATAACTAGGAAAAGATAATGACTAGAACTGCGGCACTAAAAAATAGTAATGGTGACCAGGTCGGGATTAGTTTTCGCTATTCAAACCATGGCAAAGGGCAAATCCTTAATGAGTCTGATTTTCTGGTTTTATTTCGGAAGCATTATCAATGTAAGTCTGGAGAGCAGCTGCGAGATCCTTCGCCATCTCAAGATTTAATGAAGTAAATAAAATTCCATCTTTAGGCAGTTTGCTTGGCGAGATTAAATCGTAGTGGAATCGAATACCTATATTTCTGCCGGAATCAATGTATCTGCACTCAATTTCGGCAGGAATGTAAACAGGAACAATTTTATTTTTCATAAATTCAATTTCCTTTGTGGTTGGTAGGTATAACGCCGGGGTTCCTTCTCACAGTATGAACCGGCGTAAAAACAGTACCACAAAAAAACGTGCGCCGGGCGCGATGCAGTACCCCGGCAACTACTCATTTGATGGAGATCACTTTATGACCGCTAATCAATGTCCGTCACTGGCTGCAATGCTACGAAACGGGCAAGAAATGAACCGACGCCAGTTAACGCACCGTTTTCATTATCACGGTTGGTTAGAAACGCCAGACGGTCGACACTTCCAACCGAAAGCTAGCGAAGTGCAGTTTATTCCAGGACTGAGAACACCTTATATGGCGAAACCCAGAGCGCCACGTCGCTGGTTTTCCCGCCTTATGGGGATATTCGCTTAACTCATCTTTGCCGGAGGTGTTGCTATGCAAAAGTCTGCAAGAGCAATTGAACTCACAGCGGAGCAAATAAAAATCGGCCTTATTCAAACGGCCAACGTCCGGCTAATGCTTAACAAAGCATTAAGAAGAACGAACAGAGTTTCCGCATTTTTATCAGGTGTGTCATTTCGCCACAGAGGTTTGATTTACTTCACCGCTGGGCTGCATCGCGATAAACATAAATTGAAGTTTCACGAATTGGATAAATCGGATCGATTGGCTGTTATTAAGGCGATGAGGGAATTATCGGAATTAACCGTCACATTCCCGAAAGAACTACCCGATGCTGATGCTGTAATCAATCAAGATCCGTAATTAATGACCAGAAAAACCACAGGCGTTTTATACCGCGCCGGGATTCCTATTGCCTGAAAACGAGGAATATCAAAATGATGAATCGCAGACTTACCGCAATATCCGCTTCAACTGAAGCCATGCACCAGCATTTAAATAATGCCCGAATAGAAGAACGCAAAGCCTTTGCGCTTAATCTATCAGAAAAGTTAACCGCCCTTTCCGATCATATATCTCACCGCGACCTCAATAGCATTGAAGCTATTGAGCTAATCCGTCAGGTTGCTGAAAACCTCAAGGCTGTATCTGAGGGGCAACGTTAATGGCTGACTTAATCGATATTGCCCAAGAACGGCAAGAAATGGTATTAGCTGCTCAGATAGCCAATGCACGCCACAAGCCAACCACACCGTCTGCTTTTATCTGCGAATGCTGTGAGGCTGTAATTCCAGAGCAACGGCGCATCAGTGTGCCGGGAGTGATATTTTGTGTCACTTGCCAGCAAATCCATGAAGAGAAAAAGAAACACTATCGGGGTGCCTTATGAATCGCTCCCCGCTGAAATGGGCCGGTTCTAAAGCCCGAATTATGCCAACCTTACTTCAGCATTTACCAACGGGTAAACGGCTGATAGAGCCATTCGCTGGCTCCTGTTCTGTGATGTTAAATACGGATTATGATGAATATCTGATAACAGATATCAATGATGATCTGATTAACTTCTATGAAATGGCCAAAAGAGAAACGAGCGATTTAATCAATGTTGCTTCCTCACTGTTTCTCACTGCTAATTCCCACGAACAATATTATATTTTCCGCAAAATATTTAATGCACGAAACCGTGATGATATATCCAGAGCGGCTATCTTCCTTTACCTCAATCGCCACTGCTTTAATGGTATTTGTCGCTATAACCAACAAGGGCAATTTAACGTCCCGTATGGCAAATACAAAGCCCCTTATTTCCCCGAATCCGAGATCCGTTTCTTTGCTGAAAAAGCCAAGAAAGCGACCTTCTTATGTTGTGATTTTTCCGAAACACTGGAAATGGCTGTTGCGGGTGATGTGATTTATTGCGATCCACCTTATATCCCAGTATCCCGTACCGCTGATTTTACGAGTTACCACACCGACGGTTTTAGCGCTGATCAGCAATTTCGGTTAGCTCGCCTACTGGCAAGAGCGGCTGAAAATGGCTGTCATGTTGTTGCGTCCAATAGCGATAACCCTATCACTCGCGATCTCTATAGCTGTTTCACCCTCCACTCAATTACGGCTCCGCGCTCTATAAGTTGTAAGGGGGATGGCCGCGAGAGTGTCCGCGAGATTATAGCGAAAATGGGAGCATCATTATGATTGATTCCAGATGTTCAGCGACTGATGCAATAAACATTATCAGTATATCAGGCGGCAAAGATTCGCTAGCCCAATGGCTTTTAGCTCGTGAGGCCGGTGTAAATCACATCCGAGTGTTTGCCGATACAGGACACGAACACCCTCAAACTATGGAGTATCTGGATTATCTGGAAAAACAACTAGGGGCAATTATCCGAGTTAAAGCGGACTTTGTGCGCCAAATTAATGGTAAGCGTGATCTCATAGCGCGGATGTGGCCCACCACTTTAGTAACCGAATGTGGCCTAACGCTTGATCAGGCAGCGGAACGGGTCGCCGAAGCACTTGAGCTTTTGCACCCGACCGGCAACCCTTTTCTAGATCTCTGCATGTGGAAAGGCCGCTTTCCATCCACCAAAGCACGCTTTTGTACGTTCGAACTGAAGCATGCGCCAATCCGTGACCAAGTTGTCATTCCCATGCTGGAAGAGTACGACGAAGTTATTAGTTGGCAAGGCGTTCGCGCACAGGAATCGCCCGATCGTGCTTTGCTGCCAGAATGGGAAACTGACGCAGATAACACGCCTGGTTTGAATGTTTACCGCCCAATCCTTGATTGGAAACATGAGGATGTTTTTGCGCTTGCTAAATATCATGGAATTAATCCCAATCCCTTGTATCAGCAAGGATGCAGTCGTGTAGGTTGTATGCCTTGCATCCATGCCAGAAAATCCGAGTTAGCCGAAATATTCAGCCGGTGGCCGGAAGAAATAGCGCGCGTAGCCCGCTGGGAAAGACTGGTTGCATCATGCTCGCGCCGTGGAAATTCAACCTTTTTCCCATCGACTCAGGATCCGCGCAAATCTGAACGCCGGATTGAATGTATTTCTGTTGAATCTCATGGCATTGAGACTTATCGAGACTGGGCGCTGACTACGCGCGGCGGCAGCCAATTCGATTTACTGGCATCAGCAAATGACCATGCTGTCTGTAGCAGTGTTTATGCTGGTGTTTGTGAATGACCAACCATTCTCGCGGTCGTAGCGCCCCAACCCCATCTGAACCTTACCCCGGTAACACTGAAACGTTTACCGGGGCTTACTCATGGAATGCGCCACGACCAGCGATTGCGACTGCTGCCGGTGAAAAACCGATCAGCGAGGATTTATTCAGGCGGTTTGCTCAAATCAATGAACCCATTCCGCGCGCGCGTCGTGTTATGCGCCGCCTTGAGTCGCTGCCTCATTATATCCGCCGTTACTACACCCAACGAGTGGAGAACATCAAACAAAACAGTGGAGCCAAACGAGCCAATAGCTACTTAATTAACTCAATCGAAAAGTATCTATTGCCGCGTGTGGACTGTGTAACTGAACAATATCAGATTGATATCCAATCCCATGTATTGCTTCCATTTTACGATGATTTTCGCCGTATTCCGTACTATGGCAAACGTGAGATAAAACGATTGGCCTATCGCCTGTCAGATTGTATGGCTGGCGAGTTTATCCGCGAATACGATCATCAAATGGGATTACCTGGCGGCGATATAGAAACCGCGATTGTATCCGGTTATGGCTATATCGGTTTTCTTTCTCGTCAGCTAAATACCCGTGCGCCGGGTTGGGGACTATACGAAAACCGAACTATGACGGCCGACGATGCATTGCGCGCAGTTGCACGTATTGAGTCCCCTTCATGGTGGTTACGCCGCCTGAAGCATATCCATGATCAGTGGCGTGAACACCTGATGATTGCGGCGGGTTATGTTCACGCCAAATCAGCGCCCTATTGCAGTGATCCCACCCTCAAAGAATGGCAAGCACAGAAGAAATCTAACCGTGAGTTTCTGCAGGCGTTTGAACTGGAAGATGAAGACGGAAACCGGATTTCGCTGGTTGATAAATACGACGGTAGCATAGCCAATCCCGCGATCCGCCGTTGCGAATTAATGACCAGAATGCGCGGGTTTGAAGATATCGCTGAACAAGAACATTTAGCCGGTGATTTCTACACGTTAACCGCGCCCTCGAAATACCATTCAATGTACAACAGTGGCAAGCGTAATCATAAGTGGCGCGGTGCCAGTCCACGGCAAACGCAGAAGTATTTATGTCGTATCTGGTCACAAGTTCGCGCAGCGTGGAAACGCGCCGGTATTCGGGTTTTCGGTTTTCGTGTAGCGGAACCTCACCATGACGAAACACCCCACTGGCATATGCTGCTGTTCATGTTGCCCGCTGATATCGAATTGGCACGCGACATTTTTTGCACCTATGCCCGTTGGGAAGACTCGGAAGAACTACAATCACAAGATGCGCTTAAAGCCCGTTTTCATGTCGTTCCCATTGATAAAGAGCTGGGTAGCGCCACCGGCTACATTGCCAAATATATATCAAAGAATATCGACGGTTACGCGCTTGATGATGAGCTGGACGACGAAAGCGGCAAACCTCTGAAGGAAACGGCCAAGCGGGTCAGTGCTTGGGCTTCTCGTTGGCGTATTCGTCAGTTTCAGCAAATTGGCGGCGCGCCTGTCACGGTATACCGTGAATTACGCCGTCTGCGGGATAAGGAGCTGTATTTATTCCCAGAGATATCACCAGCTCAGGTTGCCGCCGATGAGGGTAATTGGGCGGGTTACACCCTCGCACAAGGCGGCCCGTTAGTCGCCCGTAAAGATTTGCGCGTAAGGCTCAATTACGACATCACCGAGAATGGCAACGATTACGGGGATAACGTCAGCCGGATCACTGGCGTCTTTGCTCCTGAATCGGGTTCTAATTCAATTATCTATACCCGCACCACCACTTACAAAATTGTCCCTAAAATCAAAGCTGACACGGATTTTTCTGTTGACGTTCAGGGCGGCCCGCCGCCCCTTGGAGTTCTGTCAATAACTGTACGCGGTAGCGATCCTCAACCGGAAAAACCGGTTGAAAGCACCCCGCCAGGCGCAGAATTTAGTTATCCAAAATTGCCCAAGAACGCCACAACCAAGCAGATAAAACGTTATCACCAGCAAACCAGCCAGCTTTTTGAGGATATGGGCCGCAAGGAACGACGAGAACTGGCCGAACGTATTCGCAATGATGGGGATAAAGATAGAAAAGCGCCTGATAGTCGCGAGGTGAGCCAAGTAGACATAGCGGCTCAGTATCAGCCTGTCGGTGAGTTAGCGGATCAAGTGCTCAGTTTCCTGCGAAAAATCGGCATAGAGCCGGAGCCGTGGGAATTGCGGGCGCTGGTTATGGGGGGGAAAGTGGATTTTGGGGAGGGTAATTTATTCATAGTCAGCAAAAGGCGATTACTGGCAGTCTAAGTGCATATTTGTTTTAAACTGCCAGCAAAATTAGTGACGTTCTAAGAACATCTCATGCTCTTCACCTGGGAATTTGGGTTCCCAAATCATATCATTTTGATCTCCTACGTACTTATATTCAGTCGAGGAGAATACAACTTGAAAACCATACTTCATTGATAAAATTTTCAGTTCATTCATGAATTTATCAATATCTTCGTAATGTGTTTCATGCTGTTTTGGTGTATCGAATATTATAAATTTAAATGGCATTGTGCCACTTACACACATAAGTTCCACTAATGCAGCCTTATAAGCAAGAATAGCCCTAACTCTAGTGCTACCCTTAAGATGAGTTAATTTTTCATTACCTAACTCAGGATAAAAATCATCTTTAAATGATATGTTTTTATCTATATTAAGGGTATTTAATATCTCTAACCATCTTATGTACGCTAGCCTAAGGTCTATTTTTAACTTTGTTATTCGCGGTATACTACCTCTACCTTTCCTTAAGGTTTCCACTCGATCTAGAGCTAATTCTCTTTTATTTAAATTTTCAATATATTTTTCTTCAAGCACTCCAAGTTTAAGTAACTCATTTTTCTCTAGCTGCAAAGTAAATATGTTGGTAGTAATAGTAGATATTGCTTCAACTATTGATGATATCCCTTCACTTTCTGCCATCTGATCTCGAATTCCTAGAACTTCTTCTATTAGTTTTTTAGTTGTGTCCAACTCACTTTTTATTCTATCTACGGAATGGATATCAAGGTTAATATTCCGTTCGATATCTTTTATTTGATCTCTTAAATATAAAAGATTCTTTCCATAACTTTCTGAACTTTGAGAGAACATTTTACATCCATCTGATGGGCATATCTCTTTGAATGATCTAAATACTCGCTTTGCTTCCTCATTTATGTTCAATGTATTTATTTCTATATTTATTTCATCTTTTATTTTAACTAAACTAGATTTACGGCGATTAATATCATCAAGTTCATCATTTAAAACTCTAACTCTTTTTTTATGAGATGATATTAATGCATTCATACTAGATAATGCATCATTTTTATTATTACTATCATCTTTTAAATCATTTAACTCTCTATTTAAATTAGAGATAGCTAGATCTATTTGCTCTAAAGTTCTATTTATATTAATTTCTGCTCTAGCTAGTTCTATTTCTCTACGCTGAACCACCAAAACTCTATCAAAATAATCTAAATGTGCTTCAGCATCAATTAGCTCTTTTTTTGAAATAAAAGAGTTTTTTTCTGGTAGACTAAAAATAATTCTTAGCATTTCAGAAAATTGATCTTTTATAAAATTAGTGGGTGACGAGTAATATCTTGAATACCCATCATCTTGATCTACATAGAATATAGGAAGCAATGTAGATAGGTACGGATATGTTTGTTCATTTCTTATAGTAACTAATGATGGATATGAAAGTTTCAGTAATTCAAAAATATGTTTAGTAAATGTAATTTCATTATAAAAATGGTCAATATGACCATCGGAATCAGTGAGGTTAATATAAAATTCTTTTGATTTAAAATCCCGTCTAGATGTATATTTCACGCCCTCGATCTCGAACTTAAGTTGGGCGTACTCACAGAAGTTGTAAATATCATTACGGAATTTACATGGATATCCTAAGCAATATACTACTGATTGTAATAACGGAGTTTTACCACTACCGTTAGGGCCAAAAAGTTCTGTTATTTCTTGTGCAAAAATAAGAACCTCTGATTCTAGCCCACTGACAGCTCTTCCTTTTAAAAATAAACTAACAAGTTTCATAAAAGTTCACCATCTAATTTTTTATCTACGCAAAAATTTCTATAAGCTCGTTCTACTTGCCCTAAGTTATAGGATAAATCACCTTCGTAATCTATCGCTCGATTAATAACTTTTTTTCCTAACTCAGTTATATCTAATTTTCCTTTTTTTTCATTAACATATACTAACTCAACTGATTCTAGAAAATTCACAGCAGTGACAGTTCTCATTCTAAGGTTAGCTGACCAACCTAAGTATTGGGATGAACCTTTAAATCCCCCCATTGTATCTTCTAATAACTTCCCGACAAGCTGACCAATTTCACTTACTACTGGTTTTCTTCTGCTTTTCGACATAAGCAAAATAATCATTGCAATTAATGGTAACTGAAATAAGGCTTCGTTATCTAATCCTGCAGGGACTCTATCACCAACTGGATTGATATCTATCGAGACATCATTACTTTCTACACTATTTAAAAACTCTTCATAATTCATTTTTCATTCCTAACCAATTGTGAAAATATACCACCACAAATCAAGTCGTTATTTAAATCATAAACTATTTTTTCTTTTCCTAACTTATCTATTAGATTATTCATCGACACTCTAAGTAGATTTAATCTAACGATATTTCCTCCACGAGATAACTCTGAAATAATATCCCCTATATATCCTTCAATAATTGTGATATCAATTTCAGGTAAAACATGCCTATTAACTCTCAACCATCCATCCCATTTTGTTTTACATTTTGCACAATATTCAACTTCACTATCATTCGCGCCAGCTCTACGAAGCATTCTTTCAATAACAGATGCTGATTTAATTGCTTTTTCATCACCACCGTTAAGAAGATCATAATATGCAACTTTTGAGATGCTTAATACACTTAATAAATCATCGATTCCAACACCACTAGCAGATAAAAGACTATCCTTAGTGACTGACTTAATTTTAACACTTGATTTTGAGTTAACTAATGATTGAAGCGAAATTATTATTTCTCTGGCTTCCACGTATTGAAGATCAATCTCGCTATACTTATAGATCACATCTCTCGCTAATAAATCAAAATTATTATCTTGGCTTTTTATATATTGAACATCAGAGTTAATAATAATTTTCTTGAGATTACGTTTAATTTGCTCATCAGTTAAATCCAAGGCAGGTGAAAAACAACCATTGAATTTATCAATTAGAAATAATGTGTACTTATTACTAAAACTTTCATTTAACAAATCAGTAACCACTGCATCAATATCTTCATTAACATGTGTATTAGTCATAAAGATAATATTTTCACATGTTTCAGGAAAATTAATTGTATGCTGTATTAGTTTACCAATGAAACTATTAATAACCTTTTCATCTGTCTGAGGGTTTTTCTTACTATTCCTAGTGAGGATGCCAAAAACATCATTTAGCTTCCATATATCACTTAATTTATCTTTCGTTTTAACTTGAACAAAAGAATATGTAATTTTACCTAACTTATTCTTTTCAATAACAAAATCATCATGGAATTCACAGTAAACTCTTACAATATCCTTCCCTTCTAAAATTGATAAACAAGCAATACTAGCAGCTCTCACTTGAGCATTATACCTTTCTAACGTATCTCGACCAGCTTGCTCTCTAGGCTTAATCTCATGCAACTCATTCATAATCATCCACTTATCTGAGTGTACAAATCGTAACTTAGTTTCCAAACATCCTATATTGGATTTAATACTTAGTAACCAGATAGTAAAGTAATATTTATGATAAGTGCATGTATGCTCAAGTAATTAACCAACCTTTTCATAAATATTACCAATACACTGTATATAAGTACAGTATATTTTACTATGATACAGCAAATAAATCCCGCACAAATTTGCACAATAAATTTGATGCTATCTCACCCCTTTCAGCCCAGAACTGGCGCGGCCTGCGACCACTTGCACAAATGCACAAAAAACGACCCTTTTTGCGTGCAGGCGTGGAGGGGAGACAATCGCGCGCTGAAGGGTCTAGGGGAGGTCGAGCACCTCCGGCTGATTCGCCGCTTGTGGGTCATGGTGATGTGCATTCGGGTCATGGGTGTCGCGATCGGATGCGTCAGGCGTGCGCCTCGCCATGGGGCGCACAGAGCGTTACAGCGTGATCGGGATATTGCTCGCGGCGCGGAGCGCGCCGGTGGGGGTGTGGATGAAAATTATTGAATGAATTGGCGGGTCAGGCTTTCACTTCGGCCAGTGCGTAAGGGTTGAACTGGAATACCTCAACACCGAGCCAGTCATTTAGGGATTTCAGATCCTCCATGATGGGGTACAGCTCATTGATGGCGAACACCTTCGCGGCCTTTTCCACATCCCCAAAACCGCTGGTATTGGTCGGCATGATCCCCATCAGCTGTGGCGGTACGCGGTGCGCGGCCAGTAAGTCATCGCGGGTCACGTTCTTGACGCCGTTAAACTCATCTTTGGCGGTTATCTCACTGAACGGCATGATTTGCAGGCCGTCTTTCTTCCCACCTGCCGCGTACACAAATACGTTCTTGAATGCCCCCTTCCCCCTGGCATCGGTCAGGGTGCGTTTTAATGCCTGCACGTCGGTATCGTTCTGCATGGCATCAGACAGATAAACAATCACCCCGGCATGGCTGCCGTTAATGTAATACTTGCGCCGGAACAGCGTGGCGTCCTCGTTGAGCAACGCCGACGGAATGGCCGCCAGATACCCCGGCAAGCCATAGATTTCCTGATGGATATCCGGCTCGGCCAGATGGAATATCGAGCCAGGCGCAAAGGCATAGTCCTCTTTCTCGTAGGTCACAAACCAATACTGATCCAGATTGGTGCCCCGTCGCATGTACTTGGCCGGAACATGCTTCAGTGCCAACGGGCCACCTAAGCGATTTTTACGCAACTCAAGGTAGGCATTACCGAATACGAGAAAATCTTGCACGAATGCCCCGGCATCAGCGCGGGAAAGTAACGGGTGCGGACGATAGCAACTCATCAGTACCCGTCGTTTAAAATTGAGTGGTGACTGATGGTGAATAGCCGAGTGAAAAATACGGGCCAACCCGTAAAAACTGATCGGGGTTTCGTACCAGTCCCCGTTATGGGCGCACTCCATGCAATCCAATAAATCGCGCTGATCCAGTACCGGCGTTGGGTCGCCAAAGGTAAAAGACTCCATCGATGATATGGGCTGTTGGGCGGGTGGTGCATCCGTCGTGACGGCTGCGGGTAACGTTGTATTCATTTCCACGGTTAAAACTCCTGAACAAAGCCGCCGCCGGTACTGCCGGTTTCTGCGCCAATCGGTTCGTTTTGCAATGCGTGCATGATGGCCCAAGCCACGTCACCGTGGCTGGCTCCTTTGGAACGGTCGGACACGTAAGTCACCATTCCGGCCGGTGTGACTGATTTACGGATGGTCATAAACGACTGAGCAATCACACTTAACCCCGCGTCATACTCAAAGCGACCACGGCGCATCACCATTTGCGCCTTGAGTACCAGAGCGGATTTCACGCTGATGCTGTAGACGAATTTCACGGCGGCCGGGAAGAATCCCAGCACAATCGTATGTACAGCGCCGCCAATACCAGTGCCATCAATGCCGATAAACTGCACGTTGTAACGCTGGGTCATTTTCCTGATTTCCTCTGCCTGAAGTTCAAACGGCATGCCTCGCAGTTGGATGGCTTCCAGCACGCGGAACTTACCTCCTTCGACCTGTGGCGGCGCGATAGCGACCAGTCCGGCACTGTCGCCCCCTTCACCTTCCCCGTTAGGGTCGTAGCCAATCCACACCGGTGTATTGCCCAGTGGTCGCGGCGAATAGGGCCGCCAGTCATCCCACACACCCTCGTTCCAACCATCCACACCGCAGTTAATCAACTCACTGTATGAGAACGGCCGTTCACCATTGGTGATGGGCTGGCACATGTACAGGTTATTGAATTCATCCGGGGATTTCTTGGCGATCAGGTCGTCAACGTCAATGCGGTCAAAGCCCAACGCGGCGGCGTCTTTAACGGTTACAACCTGCTTCCATTGCATATCCGCGCAAATCTTGCCGTTTTTCAGATTCTTGTGGGTAACATCAATGTTGACCTGGTCGGCCTTTTTGCGGCCATCGTTGAACAGGTCGCCCGACCAGAAGCGCCAGGCTTCGTGCTCTTCACTGGAGACGGTAGAAAAATAAGTTTCTATCAGTTCTTTCTGTGTCGCCATACCGGCGGCCACGCTGCGCAGGTTGATAAAATTACTCGTCCAGAAATATTCGTCAAAATACAGGTTGCCGGTATACGACTGCGCCGAGGCGGCCGCAGTGCCGAGGAAATGCAGCTCCGCCCCGTTGGACAGCATGATCGGATCGCCTTTTAGCTCGACACCTACCTCGGCGGCAAACTTGATAATAAAGCGCTTAAACTGATGCGCCTGAGCGCGGGAGGCGGAGAGAAATATCTGATTACGGCCGGTTTCCAGTGCGTCAACCAAGGCTTCGCGGGAGAAATACCAGGTCGCCCCAATCTGGCGCGACTTGAGGATATTCCTGATAGTAACCGCCAGACTTTTGGCTTTGAACCAGCGCTTTTGATGCTCATAAAGCCCATCGTAAAACTTGGCTCTTAACTGATCGATTTGCTCATCAGTGAAATGGTTCTTCGGTTGTTTCTTACGGCTCTCGCCGCCCTCGTTATTCAGCTGGCGGTCAAAGCGCACCAGTTGGCGCGCCAGCAAATCAATCTCTTTAAAATCCCGCCCGCTTTTCTCGGCTTTATCAATCAGTTGGTTATAACGGGCCTCAGTGGTAAAGCGCACCCGGTCAAGGGGCGCGGTTTTGTCCCAGTTCTCGCGCTTGCGCCGAGAATACAGCGTGTGCACGTTAAAACCGGTTAATTGGGCGATATGGGATATCTGGTATCCCTGCCAGTAAAGACTACGGGCATCGCGTGCAGAATCGGGGGCTAATTTGCTCATGAGGCTTAGGCTATCGCGCCCGCGTGACTGGCGGCGAGGGGATAAAGTTGTAGCAGACCTCTTACAATAACAAGGCTTTGCGCGGGTTTAGGTGCTGGGGTGATGATGGTGTCCGTTGCTTATTGCACACCGATTGCTGATACCCGGAGCATTGTTATATGCCTAAATTATCCAAGTTTTTCCGCGTTGCCGTTGAAGGGGCAACCACTGACGGCCGCGTGATTAACCGTCAGGATCTACTCGACATTGCACTCACTTACGACCCAAAGGTCTACGGTGCCCGCGTGGATCTGGAGCATTACAAAAGCCCCTACCCTGATAGCGTGTTTCGCTGCTATGGCGATATCACCGCCGTGAAAACAGAAGAGGTCAGCGAGGGCGCACTCAAAGGCAAGCTGGCGCTGTTCGCCCAGATTGATCCGACTGACGAATTGCTGACACTCAATAAGAGCCGCCAGAAGGTTTACAGCTCTATTCAGTTCGATCCGAACTTCGCCACCAGTGGCCGCGCTTATCTGAAGGGGCTGGCACTGACTGACGACCCCGGCAGTTTAGGCACTGAATTACTTCAGTTCTGCGCAAAACAGGTTGCCGAGTCCAAGCCCAACCCGCTGGCCGGTCGCAAACATTCCCCTGATTGCCTGTTTACCGCATTGGAAGAAACCTTTATTGAGTTTGAAGAGGTGCAGGCGGCGGACGATACCAGCAAGAAATTCACCGCCAAAATCAAAGAATTGCTGTTTGGTGCTGAAAAGAAAACCGACGGCAATTTGGACGACATCCGCCAAGCGGTGCAGCTGGTTGCCGAGAGCCAAAAAACACTACTGGAAACTCAACAACAGTTTGCCGCCAGCCAACGGGAAGTTACTGACCTGAAAAGCCAGGTGTCCCAGCTATCAATTTCGCTCACCGCAGTGACAACTAAGTTGCAATCGGAAGATAGCCAGTTCAACCAACGGCCACCGGCCAAAGGTGGCCCGGAAGGCAGCGCCGACGACGTTATCGACTGCTAAGTCGCCCTATTGAATGCACAGGAATAAAGAACATGAGAAATGAAACACGTGATAAATGGGACGAATACCTGTCCGCACAGGCCAAGCTCAACGGCTTGTCGCTGGATCGCGTCGCCAAACAATTTACGGTAGCCCCGTCTGTTGCTCAAACGCTGGAAGATAAAATTCAGCAATCCAGTGATTTTTTAAAACGTATCAGCATTAACCTCGTGCCAGAGCAGGAAGGCCAGCGCATTGGTATTGGTGTCAGTGGCCCGATTGCCAGCCGCAACACCTCCACCACAGTACGCCGTGAGCCAAACTCACCGGAAACCATTGAGGATAACGGTACATACCGTTGCGAACAAACCAACTCTGACACCTATATCAGCTATGCCCGTCTGGATGCATGGGCCGGTAAGCGTGATTTTAAAACTCGCATCACCAACCAGATCATTGCGCGCCGCGCACTGGATCGCATCATGATTGGTTTTAACGGGAAGTCAGTAGCAGCCAGGTCGGATATTGCCGCTAACCCGTTATTGCAGGACGTGAATATCGGCTGGTTAGAAAAGTACCGCCTGTTTGCCCCACAGCGTGTAATGGCTGATGTGATGGTATCCACCCGCGATGAGGACAACAAACTTATCACTAGGGGGCAGTATGGCAATCTTGATGCACTGGCCTTTGACGCCGTCAACAGCCTGATCGATCCGTGGTATCAGGACGACACCGGCCTGATTGTTATCTGTGGCCGCAAGCTGCTGGCAGACAAGTATTTCCCTGTGCTGAATACCGTCAGCGGCAGCAATCCGAATACAGAAGCGCTGGCCGGTAAGATGTTGGTATCCCAGAAGCAAATCGGCGGAATGCAGACCTACCGTGCGCCGTCCTTCCCTGCTGATGCCATGATGATCACCACGTTCGAAAATCTGGCTATTTACGTGCAGGAAGGAACACATCGCCGCACCATCAAAGAGGAACCGGAGTTTAACCGCGTCACCACCTATGAGTCAGATAACGAGGCTTATTGTGTGGAGGATTACGGTTTCGGTTGCCTGATTGAAGGCATCAAAGCCGGTGAGCCGGTTTAACGGTCGCCAGTCACTGACGGGCGGCTCTGCCGCCCCATTACGCCTAGGGGGCATGATGTTAACTCCAGCACAACGCCATTACGACAAAGTGATGGCCGAACGCCGCGGCACCAAGGACGATGTGGTGCAAGGCTCCGCCTACGAACAACAGCTTCACCGGTTGCGTATTGATCAGCGCCGCTTGTCGCAATTCCAATCACATACCACCCGCGCAGACATGAAGCGGGAAATGCTGCCTGCCTATGACGGCTGGATCGAGGGCGCACTGAGTGCTAACACCGGTCAGAGTGACGAGATTGTCACCACCTGCATGGTGTGGTCAGTGGATGCCGGTTTATACCGTGATGCATTGCGCCTAGCGGAATATGTCATCGGCCATAACCTGCCAATGGCGGACAAATACCAGCGCACGGCCGCTTGTTTCGTTGTCGATCAACTGTCTGAAGCTGCGTTGCTGAATTTCAAAATTGCTTCCACCAATAATCCGGCGATTGAAATTGATATTTTGCTGCGCCTGCAAGAGCTGACAGCGGATAAAGATATGCCGGATGAAGCCCGCGCCAAGCTGCTTAAGGCCATCGGCTACACCCTGCGCCAAAGCACTAATCAGGCCGATCAGGCGTCCGCCCTTATCTGGTTGCAACGGGCCTTAGCCGCGCACACCGATGTCGGGGTGAAAAAAGACATTGAAGTACTAGAGCGGAATCTGAAAAAAGCCGCGCTGATGGCGGCCAGTGCGGAAGGCAGTAGCGTAGTCGATACCGAACAGGCAGCGACTGCCGACATTATCACGGCTACCCGTGCCGACACCGTCGCTACTTTATCCGATACGACAGCCGTGACCGCAGAAGTCCCCGCCATCACACCGGCGAAAACAGCCAGCAAAACCAAATCTGCTACTGCTGCCAAAAAACCGGCGGCCAAAGCCAAAACAAACACGGTACGTGCCAAACGTACCCCCTGAATCGTGCCCCGCACGTCGGGCGGCACGCGGGAATAAGGCTTACCCCTAATAACCGCGTCCACCGCCCATTTTATTAACGGTGATGCTATGAGTTTTCTCGCCAAAGAGCCGGTACATCCGGCAAGCCCACCCGAAGGGCCGGACGTGACGATCGCCAGCGCGCCGTTTTGGCCGGAGATCTCACTAGGTGATTTACGCAAAGTGATGCGTCTGGACGGTAATGTTACCGCCGAACGCCTGAAAGAAGCGGTGATCGAGGCTATCAGTAACACCAACGGCCAGTTACGCGAATGGCGCGCCGAACAGGAAGCCGCTGGCGCGATGAAGCTGGAAGACGTGGAGTCTGAAAAAGTCGCAGGCGAATCTATGCGAGTACAGCGCTACCGCCGTGCGGTCTACTGCCATGCTAAGGCCAATTTGACCGAGCATTATCGTGATATGGACACCACCGGCGAGGGTAATAAACGGGCCGACGCCCTTGATCCGCAAATCACCGGCCTGTGGCGTGATGCCCGCTGGGCCATCAGTGATGTGCAAGGCCGTGAGCGCGGCATTGCCGAGTTGGTGTAAATGCGTGTTCAGGCTCAACAGTATGACACCGTTGACGCCCTGTGCTGGCGTCATTACGGCCGCACCGAGGGTGTTACCGAAGCGGTTTATCAGGCCAATCCGGGATTGGCTGAGCTGGGGCCGATATTGCCAACCGGCTACTGGCTGGAATTGCCCAACACCGCCGCACCGGCGCAACAGAATATTATTCAGCTGTGGGACTAATCGCCACAGCTACGACTCCCCAAAGGGGGTAATGGACATGAAAATGCCAGAAAAAGATCCAAGTTGGGTAGGTGCAATATTGGCCTTTTATTCTGCCCATTCCACGGTAATTAACGGCTTTCTGGTCGGCTTTATTGTGGCATTTCGCCGCGTGGTCTGGGGCGGCGGTAAATTGCGCGAAGGGATTGGCGAGGGTGTGGTGTGTGGGCTAGTCGGCGTCAATATTGGGCCGGTGATTTCCCCTATGCTCATTCACTTGATTGACGCCATCCCTTGGCTGAATGGCGCATTAACCGAGGTCGCCGCTGGGAAAGTAGAAATCTTTATCAGCTGCCTAATCGGGCTGATTGGCTTACAAGCCATTCGTGAACTGGTATTCAAAGTCATCAACAAAAAGGCGGGAACCACTGATGCCAAACAATAAATTCATTTTCGGTAAAGCCAGTGAGAGCAATCTGATCGGCGTGCATCCTGATTTGGTCAAAGTCGTGCGCCGCGCACTGGAAATCACCCCCATTGATTTTAAAGTGATTGAGGGTTGCCGCACAGTGGAGCGCCAGCGTGAACTGGTCAAAAACGGTGCCAGCCAGACCATGAACAGCCGCCATTTAACCGGCCATGCCGTCGATATCGTGCCGCTGCCCGACGGGAAAGTCAGTTGGGAATGGAAGTATTTTTACCCCATGGTCGATGCCATGAAACAGGCCGCCACTGAGTTGGGGATCGCCGTGGAATGGGGCGGTAACTGGACAACCTTTAAAGACGGCCCGCATTTTCAATTGCCCGCCCGTCAATATCCGGGCTAACCCATGTCAATTATCAATACAGCGCCGCTGGCGTGGGCGGTTGCCGCCGTCTTATTGGTTGCCGGTGGCGTACAAACTTACCGGCTGGCTGATGCCCAGCAAGTGGTGATTGACCGGCAAGCGGACGAAGTCGCCAGTAAGAACGGGCAACTTATCACTCTGGCACTGACCGCCAATGCCAACAACCAAGCACAGGCGCGATTACGCCAACAGGTTGCCAGTGCGGATCAGCTGTTGGCCCAGCGTAACAGCCAGTTAAAGAGGTTATACCGTGAAAATGAAACGTTACGCCGTTGGGCTGACACTCCCCTGCCTGATGATATTGTCCGGCTGCGTCAGCGCCCCGCCTTCACTGGGGCCGCAGATTACCGTCAATGGCTGTCCGAAGGTCACGGCGTGCCTGTTTCCGGCGGCCAACCCACAAACTAACGGCGATTTAAACGACGATATCGACCAGTTGGAAGCGGCTTTACACGCCTGCGCGGCGCAGGTTGATACCGTGCTGACCTGCCAGCAAGGAATGCCCGATGCTAAAACCTAACCTGCTACGCGCCGCACTGAGTCAGGCGGTGCCTTATCTGCGAGATAACCCTGAAAAACTGGCTATCTGGCTGGATAAAGGGACGGTCGTCGCCACTGGGCAAAAGTCGCTGTCATTTGAATATCGCTACACTGCGCACGTTATCGTGATGGATTACCCCTACAGCATGGACACGGTCACGTTGCCCGCCATGCTGTGGATACACCGCCATCAACCGGATTTGATCTTTAATCCCGACCGGCGCAAAACCGGCTTTACCTTTGAGGCGGATATTCTCAATAACACCACCGCCGATATTGTGCTGCACATCGAGCTGACCGAAGCGGTTAAGGTGTCGGATGTGAATGACCGATTAGAGTTAACCCACCTTGACGAACCCGCCGATCCGCGCGGCGATATGCTGGCTGATTGGGAGCGGGCCGCCGCCAACACACCCTGGGCGGGATGATATCGAGTACAGACAAAAATGACTGTGCTGGCCACAGACGAAAAGAGGCGCTATGGATAACGAATTTCAGGAACTGGAACAGTATTTACAACGTCTGGTTAATCGCGGGAGATCAGGCGCGCGGCATAAATTAAGCCGAGACATTTCCATTACCCTGCGCCGTGGTCAGCAACAACGTATTCGTCAGCAATTAAACGCGGATGGCTCCCCGTACACCAAACGCAAAGACAGCATTAAAACCGTGCAAAAACGCCTGCGGTTTATCTATCAAGGCTCGGTGCGCGACCTGAAAAACTGGTCAGGTAATAAGCGCCAGATAACCGGCTGGGATAATGACCGTAACGCGATCCGCACCTTTAACCGTGTCGATATTGACCGTTTTTTATCGGTCGAGGCGGAGGCCACCACTAAACGCACCAGTAAAAAACAGCCGATGTTTCGCCGTTTACGCAATGCCACTTTTTTGCGCCTTCAGGCACTGCCTGATTCTGCCGGTGCCGGTTATACCGGTGTCGCGGCTAAAATTGCCCAGGTACACCAATATGGCGGCACTGATCAGGTAAACCCTTATGTGAAAGCGGACTACCCCGCACGGCAATTGCTCGGCATCACCGCCAAAGACAGCGATAACGTTCTCAATCAGGTATTTGATTTTATCGCCCAGCCATAAAAAAGTTGTCACAGTCCCCCTACAACTGCCGCGCGTTGTGCCTCTGCCCGCGCGCGTAAACAATACCGTTACGCTGAATAACGAGTATTGACCGCCATGACCAACGCCGAAATCTATCGCCTGATAATGAATCTGATCCGTTTCGGTATCGTGGAACAGGTGAATTTAGACCTTGATCCGCCCAAGGCCCGCGTGCGCTGCGGTGAATTGCTGACGGATTGGTTACCGTGGTCTGTCCGCCGCGCCGGAACTGCCCGCACATGGTGGCCGCCGACCGAAGGGGAACAGGTCATTATTCTGGCCGCTGGCGGTGAACTGTCCGCCGGTGTGATTATTGCTTCCCTGTATCAGAAAAGCGCGCCCACACCGACGAACGCCGCCAACACTCAGCACGCCACCTACCCCGACGGCGCGGTCATTGAGTACAACGCCGACACCGGCGCACTGAAAGCCACCGGCATTAAAACGGCCACCCTTGATGCGGGCGAATCCATCCAAGCTACCGCGCCAGAAATCACTTGTACCGCTTCAGTCAAAATCACACTGGATACGCTCGAAGTGGAATGCACTAATAATCTGACAACGGCCACGCTAAACGTGACTGACGGCGGCAAGATGTCCGGCGATATCGAACACAGTGGCGGTGCGTTCTCATCTAATGGCGTGGTCATTGATAGCCATGGCCACGGCGGCGTGCAGCGCGGCGGCAGTAATACTGACGGGCCAAACAAATGATGTATTTAGGCATGAACGCCCAGACCGGACGACGCATTACCGACATGGAACATATTACCCAGTCGATCACCGACATTGTCAGCACGCCAGTGACGACCCGATGCATGCGGCGCGGCTATGGATCATTGCTGTCTGACCTGATTGACGACCCACAAAACCCGCTGTTGCGACTCAAAGCCATGTCAGCCGCCTACAGCGCCATTATGCGGTGGGAGCCACGTATCGTGCTCACCCGCGTGATCTTGGCACAGCCGCAGGCGGGAAAAATGACGTTGGAACTTCACGGCCAGCGCACCGATCTGGCAGACACCTTTAATTTGGCGATCCCGATTGGGGGTGATGCATGAATGTGATTGATTTGTCCCAACTGCCCGCCCCTTTGGTAGTTGAATCGCTGGATTATGAAACTCTGCTGACTGAGCGAAAAGCGGCCTTTATTGCCTTGTATCCCTTGGAGGAACAGGACGCCGTCATGCAAACGCTGACCCTTGAATCAGAACCCATCACCAAGTTATTGCAGGAAAGCACCTATCGCGAGCTGGTATTGCGCCAGCGGGTTAATGAGGCCGCACAGGCGGTGATGGTGGCCTATGCCAACGGCAGCGATTTAGACCAACTGGGGGCCAACAATAACGTCAGTCGCTTGATCATTACTCCGGCCAACAATGAAGTTATTCCGCCGGTGGCGGCGGTGATGGAATCTGATGCTGACTTTCGTCTGCGCATGCCGCAAGCCTTTGAAGCCCTAAGCGTCGCAGGGCCGACCGGAGCCTATGAAGCCCACGCCCGCAGCGCTGACGGGCGGGTTGCTGATGCCTCGGCCCTGAGTCCGTCACCAGCCTGCGTCACTGTCACCGTGCTGGCGCGGGCCGGAAATGGCGAAGCGTCGCCGGAACTGCTCGACGTTGTTCGCGCCGCCCTCAATGACGAGGACGTGCGGCCGGTAGCTGACCGCGTCACCGTCCAATCAGCGGTAATTGTCGATTACCAGATTGATGCGGTGCTCTATATCTATCCGGGGCCAGAAGCCGAACCGGTACGTGCCGCTGCGCAGGTGAAACTGGAGACGTATATCAATACCCAGCGTCGCCTTGGTCGCGATATCCGCACATCGGCCATTTATGCCGCGCTGCATGTTGAAGGGGTGCAACGTGTCGAATTGAACGCACCGGCCGCTGACGTGGTGCTCGACAAAACGCAGGCCGCCTACTGCATCAGCGCCGTACTGACGGTTGGGGGTACCGATGAATAACCGTCTACTACCGGCCGGATCGTCGCCGCTGGAAATCGCCGCCGCACAAGCCTGTGCCCGTCTGGGTGACGTGCCAGTGCCCCTACGTCTGTTGTGGAATGCCGACCTGTGTCCGCTGCCGTTGCTGCCTTATCTCGCGTGGGCTTGGTCAGTGGATCGCTGGGATGAAAGCTGGCCGGAAGCCACCAAGCGCGCAGTGGTGAAATCCTCGGCTTACGTACACAAACGCAAAGGCACCATCGGTGCATTACGGCGCGTGGTTGAGCCGCTTGGTTACCTTATTCGGGTGATTGAATGGTGGAAAACGGACGAAACGCCTGGCACGTTCCGCCTTGATGTCGGCGTGTTGGAAACCGGAATTACCGATGAAATGTATTTTGAGCTAGAGCGTTTGATTGATGATGCCAAGCCACGCAGCCGCCACTTGATCGGCTTGTCGATTAATCTGGATGTTGCCGGAACCGTCCCTATCAACGCCGCCAGTTATGACGGCGACGAACTGACCATTTACCCGTATTTACCTGAAACCATTACTGTGACCGGCCAGCACTACACCGGCGGCACACTTCATCTTATTGACAGCGTGAGCGTGAACCCATGACCACAAAATTTTTTGCTGTACTGACCAATCTGGGGGCGGCCAAGCTGGCGAACGTAACGGCCCTTGGCACACAACTACAAATCACTCATATGGCCGTCGGGGATGGCGGTGGCGCATTGCCGATCCCCAATCCGGCACAGACACAGCTTATCGGTGAAAAACGCCGCGCTGCGTTGAATTCATTAAGTATTGATGCAGCCAACAGTAGCCAGATTATCGCGGAACAAGTGATCCCCGAAACAGATGGCGGTTGGTGGATACGTGAGATTGGCTTGTTTGACAAAGACGGTGTCTTAATTGCCATTGCCAACTGCCCCGAAACCTATAAGCCCCAGTTGCAGGAAGGCAGTGGCCGCACGCAAACCGTGCGCATGGTGCTGATTGTCAGTAGCACTGAGGCGGTCACATTAAAAATCGATCCGTCTGTGGTGCTGGCAACGCGCAAATACGTAGACGATAAAGTGATTGAGGTTAAAGCCTATGCCGATGGATTGATGACTGCGCATCTGGCAGCGACTGATCCGCATTCACAATACGCACCGAAAGCCAGCCCCGCATTGACGGGCAAGCCTACCGCCCCCACGGCGGCAAAAACCGATAACAGCACACAACTGGCGACCACCGCGCATGTAAAGTCGGTCGCCGCTGATTATGCGCCGCTTGCCAGTCCGGCACTAACAGGCACACCGACAGCCCCCACGGCAGTAGCGGGAAACAGTACCCAACAGCTAGCCAATACCGCTTTTGTGCAGGCGGCAATTGCCGCACTGGTTGCATCCTCACCGGCCGCACTCGACACCTTAAAAGAGTTAGCCGACGCGCTGGGCAATGACCCAAATTTTGCCACCACGATGACCAACGCCTTGGCCGGAAAAATGGATAAAGCCAAAAATGGTGGTGATATTCAAAATGTAGCAACCTTTATCGCAAACCTTGGTTTGGGAACTGCGGCAACCAAAAATGTCGGAACCGGTGCGGGACAAATACCCGATATGAGCGCCTGGTCATTTGTCAAAAATGCCGATAGTAGTAAATGGACGTTGAGCTTGCCCAACGGTTTTTTACTGCAAAAATGCTCCGTTGTCACTCCGGGCGCGGCGGCAACGGTTAATGCCGTTTGGTTAATCCCATTTCCGATTGAGTGCTTGGGCGTGTGGGGGGTAGATGGCTCATCTGGTGTCGCTGATTTATCGTCTACTAACGCAGCTCAATTACCTGCCGGTCGCATTTATACCATGGGCCAAACAACTACCTATGCTCCTGTTGGCGGCTATGGCGGCATTGATATTTACGCAATAGGACATTAAGAATGAAATATTATTTCTCACCCAGCACACTTGGCCTTTACCGTGAAGAAATGAAACCGCGCTATATTGCGGCCGAATCATGGCCTAGTGATGCAATAGAAGTCACGCAGGATATTTATGACCAATACACCAATGCAGCCCCAACAGGGAAAGAAATAGGTGTTGATAACGCCCAGCCTTGTTGGGTCGATATTCAAGCGCCAGCGCTAACCCCCGACCAACTAGCGGCAAAAGCTCGCGCCCATCGTGATGATTTTATTATAGCGACTGACCCCATGATGGTCAGTGATTACTCGATTGACGATATACCACTGACGGCCGCGCAACGCACTGAATTAAATACCGCGCGTGCACTTTATCGCGCATGGCCGACAGTGGAAAACTGGCCGTTGATTGAGTTGCCCGAACTGCCGCAATGGTTATTAGTTGAAGCGGTAAATCAAGGTTATCGCGTGCCCGTCTGGCCGCCAGAAATGTAATAAAAAAGCCCGCATAAATGGCGGGCTTAACGTTGCTGCAGTACAGATAAAGCTGACTGTGTTCCATGGTCTTACAAAAAACCCAGCCCCATATCCACATCAGCCAGCATTTCGCGCAAATCTTCACTGACCTTTTCCAGACTGAGCGAAAACTCAATTTTTCTCGCCTTACCGTCTTTAAAGAACTCAGTACGGGTTTCACTGATGCCGGTAATCACAAACATGCCATAAATCCCGCCGGTGCCTTCTATCAGTGGGTAGGCTTTGCCGGTGTAGGCCATGGTGCGCAGTGCGGCCAGCGACACATCGCCGCCGGTCACTTCTGGGTACAACGTGCCGCCCAAAGTGATTTTATCTTCACCGGGGCCAATGTATTGATAGCGTGGCGACTTCCCTACCCGACTGTTATTCACATGCCTGAAGGTGCTTTCTTGCCCCAGATTCTGATATGGCGCGGTGCGCAGTTCAAATACAAACAATCCAAAAACCATCATCATAATTGCTACTCCCTGTCTGTCAGCGCGGAACGGCGGCGGGATTCTTTCTGGCGCTGTAGTGTGGCGATTTTGTCATACAGCATATTGACCAGTTTATTTTCGTCTATGTTGGCAGCTTGCTGGCCTTCCAGTTTGATCGTGATGTCGTAGCGATCCCCTTCATAGGAAATTGGGCCGCTGCTTCGTTGTGCGCTAAGCGGTTTTCTCGCCAGCTGTGGAATATCACCGGCCAGTGATAACGCGTCAAAATCATTACCCGGTGCGATCATATCTCGCGTGCGGGCCAGCATATCGCTGGCGCTCTGCTGCATTCTTGCCAACAGGCCAGGCTGTGCCGCTGCTTTCGCCGGAGCGGATAAATAAGGCGAGGCTAACGGCAGATAATCCGGTACATTTTTAAACACGATATCGCCCAGTTTATCCCGCGCGTTATCCGCCGCTGTCGTCACTGGCGAACTGCTGCCGAGACTGTCCTTGCTGCCTTTTTTCTTTTTACTGCGGTCAACGGCACCATAAATCGACGGGGCCGCCGTGGGGGCGCTGGCTATCGGTGAGGCTGCCGCGTTTGCCATGGCGCTACTGTTACCCGCGACTGGCTTGTCAGGACTCCACGACCAGGCGGATTTTGCTTCCACCATTTTTTTCAGTACCGGATCCCATTCATACATCACCGGCGCTTTTGGCCCATTCATTGCCGCCACCGCACCGCTGGCCGCGTCCGCTGCTTTCGGGATAGCGCCCAGTTTTTCCAGTAACCAGCCTAACCCCTTAGCCAGTTGTTCAACCGGCCAGAACAACCCGCTGATCACTGCGCCAACCACCTCGCCAAAGGTTTTACCGGCATTGGTGGCCGCTTCCAGTGACGCTTTCGACGACTCGACCGGCGAAAGTAACTGGGTAAACCAGTTCCACACGCGACCAATCGCACTGCCGATGGCGTCAAATATCGGGGCCAGCGGCGCAAAGGCCGCTTTCACCGGCTGCAATCCCTCCACCAATCCGGTAAAGAACCCACTGAAAAACGCCTGTATCGGTTGCCAGTATTTGTAAATCAGAACTCCCGCGCCAATGACCGCCGCCACCAATAACCCGACTGGGCTTAATACCAGCCCTACCGCTGACCCCAGCGCACCAAATACCGTGCCGCCAATGCTACCCAACAGGCGCAGCGGTGAGGTCGCCACCCATTTCAGCATATTGCCGAGCCGTGCCAGCATCACACCCGGCTGACTAAACGCGGTAGACATTGCCGCACCGGCACGGCCAGAGGCATTGGACAGTGCCATCTGGGCATTAGAACCCAGTAACGCCATTTTCGACCGCAAGCCGCCCAGCGCAGAACCGGCCACGCTGGCGCTGGTACGCCAGGACAACAGCGCCGGAGACACCCGTAATAAGTTGGGCACCAATCGACTGATCCCGCCAGTTAGCCAGCTAAATTTCGGCAGCAATAAACCTAAACCGCCGTTTCCGGCCAGTAGTGAGAATCCCAGCCGCAGCGCCAGCATCGGCCCCAATAAGGCCGCCGCCGCCAGCGCCAACCCGCCTAGTGTGATAGTGGCAATCGACAATGTCGCGACCACTTTCATGATGGTGCCTGCCAGCTTGGGGTTGGCTTCCACCCAGCGACGTACGCCACCAATCATGTTTTTTAAAGTCTCGACGACTTCCAACATCGGCGCGCGCAGGGTTTCCCCCATCGAACTGAGCGCGTTACCGCCGCCGGATTTCAACAACTGCAATTGCGCAGAAATAGAGTCTTTATCAATATCAGACTCTTTTTGCATCGAACCTTTAGCGCCCGCCGAACTGGTCAGGGCTAGCTGCCTGTCCAGTTCATCAATGTTGTTCACCAGCTTGGCGGCATCTTTACCAAAATCTTTGCCAAATAGCTGAGTAAGTACCCGCAGCCGGTCAACATCGGGCAGCTTCTTAACTGCGCCCAACACTTCGCGAATGGTGCCCATGGCATCAACAGACATCGCCTTTTCAATCTTGCTTTCATCCATGCCCAGCGCATCCAGTCCGGCGAGAAATTTGTCGCTTTGCATGGTGGCAATCGACAGTTCGCGCACCATGGCATTAGCGGCACTGGCGGCAATTTCAGACTGTGCGCCCAATGACAGGAAGGTCGAACCCAGCGCGGCCGCCTGCTTGTAGTTGAGCCGGTCAGCCACGCCGCCCATGCGTTGCAGCACATCAATGATATCCGCGCCTTTTGACTGGGCGTTATCATCCAGATAGTTCAGGGCATCACCCAACTGCTCAATATCTTTGGTCGGGATCTTGTACAGCCCAGAGATTTTACCGAGGCTCTCTGCCAATTCACCGGCGGGCAGTTCAAAGGCTTTGGACGCCTTGGCGGAAACATTGGCAAAATCCAACAGTTCATTTTTCTGTTGCGCCCAGTCAGCCCCGTCGGTTGCCACGCCCATGCGTGCGCCACCCTCCACCAAGGCGGCAAAATCCGCTGCACCACCCGGTAAGGGCGCTTGCTCGGCTGCGTCTTTAATGGCGTTTTGCATTTCATAGAATTGCGCGGTGCGCTGGCCGTCATCATCGCGCAGGCCATTAACCTGTTTCGCTACACCTTTCATGGCATCTTCCATGCCGGTGTAACTCTTTAGCGCCAGCGCCACTGGGGCCGCCATCACGGCACCGGTGGCGAGTGCCGTCATACCACCGGATTGCAACTTACCGCGCAGCTCCTGCCCGCGATCGTAACTGGCCCGCGCAGCCGCCACCCGTTTTAACCGCTGCTCTTGCAGTTGCAGCTGCCGGTTATATTGGGCGGTGCGTTGGGTGATTTGCTCGGTGGCGGTGCTGTTACTGGCAACCGATACGCCATGCTGGTAAAGACTGGCCCGCAGTTCGGCTAATCGCCGCACTTCAACGGTTTGTTTTTCTTGTAACTTACCCAGGCGACTATCCCACTTTTGTACAGCGGCGATCTGCTTCTGGGTAGGATTGTCGAGGGATTTAACCGCATCAGAGGCCCGACGCAATTTCTCAATACGGGCGGCGGCTTTATTGCTGGATTCGGCCAGCTTGTCGAAACTGGCGGCTTGCTTGGGTAAATCGCGCAGATTGTCGCGCGTGGCTTTGATTTGCCGCCCTAGAGCGGCGGTGCTTTTCTGGGCGGCATTAAAAGGTTGAGTCAGGTTATTGACCGCCCCTAAAGCCACTTTTATCGATAGGTTGCGATCAGTCATGACTTATTCTTCCGTGGTTCCCCAGCGTACCGCAGCGCGCTCACGCCAGGCTAAAAGGTCGGGCACGGTCATTGCCCAGAGATCGGACAATGACCAGTGAAAAACAAAAGCGATATCGGCGATCACCTCTTCTATTTGGCTAAATCCAAATTCGTGGGTGGGGTTTCCGTTGGCGTCTGTTCCTCCTCCGAGGCTGGTTGTAAAAAAGTAACAACCTCTTGCGCCAGTTGGGAAAAGTCCCAGGTATCCATCGTGACCAGTTCGATCTCGGTCAGGGCTGGAGAAGTGACACGCGGTAACAGCTTAATCAGGGCGTTCACATCAGTGGTAATGATGTCGTACATTTTCAGACCACGTAAGGAACCGGCCTGTTTCAATGCGCCAGTCAGCGAAACCTCTTTGATCACTGTCTTGCCGCGCTTGATCGGTGTTTGTAAAACAACAGTATTCGACATAAATAAATTCCCAGATTAAAGGCCAATATTGGCGCGGTGTTGTTCCAGCATATCCACACCGTTCACGCGGTAGATCATGTTCAGGACATCCAACTCGAAAAGTTCTTCGTTGTTGGCCGTTATCTTGCAGTAGGTATTTTTCAGGGTGTATTTATGGCTGGTATCATCACCCTGTTTCGCACTGCCAGGATCGTGCTCGGTGTAGCGGCCGCGCGTCTGGATTTCCAGCGGGATAGCCTCGCCGGTGTCTTCTGCCTGATAGGAGCCAGCAAAGCGGAACTGCACCCCGTCAGCGGTCGGCGTGCCCCACAGTTTCAGTAATTCAGGGGCCAACCCACCAAGGGTTAATTCCATATCCAGCGCCCCCGCCTCAAAGCCGAGATCCACCGCGACCGAGCCGGGCATCCCTGCGCCCTGATAATCTTCCGTCTTGATAGTCATCTTTGGCGGCGTCAGCTCTGAGGCTTGCCCCAAAAAGCTGTCGCCATTGACATAGACGTTGAAATACTTAAGTTTTCTTGGCAATGCCATAGTGATAACCCTTAGCTATTGACGGCATTCGCAAAACTCGCGAAATATTCGTCGGTGAATTCCTGAATTAACCCCAGATTTTCCAACGGCGGCACGGGGGTGTAGTTGTAGCGAATGGTCAATTTGCCCAGCTTCAGCGTGTCGGTGGTATTGCTATCCGTGTCATACCAGCACCGCGCCCCCAACAGCCGACCGGCGGTGACGTAGGACGACAATTTGCGATTGATACCGTCGATAACATCTTTCGCCAGTGACGGCGTTAACGGCTTATCGATGTAATAGAAATGGGCTTCCGCAATGGTATCTAGCAGGATTTGTGCGGTGCGGGTGTAGCTCTCGAAAATAAAGACCTCTTCCTCACAGGTGCGGGAACCCCAGAAACGAAAGCCTTTTTGCTTGATCAGCGTGGTGATGTGGTTGCTGTTCAGCTCGTCGGCATCGGTGTCTTTACCTTGCAAGGAAAAATAGATATCAACCGATGTTCCCAGTACGCCATCCACCGCCACATTGGACAGCGTTTTATGCCAGCCAATATCCGCATCAATCTTGGCGCGCAGCCCTAATGCATAAGCCGGTGCGGGCACCACAACATTGCTTTCGGCCTCGCTGTCATAGGCCAGCCAGTCGGGATAAATCACCATCACTTCCCGCTGAATAAAGTTCTTGCGGTAAACTTTAGCCTCGGCAATGGTTTTGCAGCCGTTGGCGCTGATATAGGCAAAGGCCCGCAGTTCGCGGGCAAAAATTGCCATCTGGTTAGCCACCGCCAGTGTATCTAACCCCGGTGCACCGATAATGCGCGGTTTCACGCCGACGCGCATTTCAGCAACCAGCAGGGCATAAAGACCGGTATAAAGTCCGTTTTCATCCACACCGCCAATCACATTGGCTTCCGTACTTTTTTCGCCCTCTTCTGTGCCGCCTTCCGCCACGCGAATGACCACCGTTTGCGGGCTAGCCTGATCAGAAATGGCTTTCAGGGTTTGGCGCAATGTGCCGGTTTTCCCTGCTTTGCCGAGAAAGTTTTTAACCCGCGTCAGTAATACCGGCGTATTTAGCGGAAAGGTCACGACGTCAGCGTCGTCCGCCGTACAGACCACGCCAATGACGGCGGAGTCGATATCGTTAATGATGGTCGATGTGTCAGTGGTTTCCTCACTGCTCACACCGTGATGATAATTTGTTGCCATGGGGTACGCTCCGAAAAGGATTAATCCTTGCCGAAATCATCAACCAACCTCGCGCGTAAATCACCGCTTGCCTGTTGTATCAGGGCTGACACAGTAAACAGCTGTTTGTCCGCATCCCGTTTCTCCGTAAAAATAGCGCTATGCAACTGCTCTCGGACGACCTCACCCCACGACCCGCCTTTGATATCAAAATAGGCGGCAAAACTCAGACCACGGTTAACGACCGGTTGATCAGCTTAACGCTGACCGATAACCGTGGATTTGAAGCCGATATGCTGGAATTGGTCATTGATGACGCTGACCAGAAAGTCGCCTTGCCTAAACGTGGGGCACAGATTGATATTGCACTGGGCTGGAAAGGTGAACCCCTGGTTAACAAAGGCCGCTTTACCGTGGATGAGATCAGCCATACTGGCCCGCCGGATCAGCTGATTGTGACTGCCCGCAGTGCTGATTTTCGCGATACCTTCAATGTGAAACGGGAATACAGTTGGCACGATATTACCGTCGGCAAAGTGGTCGCCAGCATTGCATCGCGTTATGACCTGAAAGCAGGCGTCAGTGAGGATTTAGGCAAGATAGAAATTGACCATGCCGACCAGACCAGCGAGTCAGATATCAGCTTTCTAACTCGCATGGCGGAGAAGCTGGGCGCAATTACCACCATTAAAAACGGCATGCTGTTATTCATGCACCCAGGGCGCGCGGTATCACAAAGCGGCAAGCTGTTACCGGCCATCACCATCACCCGCGCCAGTGGTGACAAGCACAGTTTTCGGGTCGCTGACCGCGACGCCTACACCGGCGTTACCGCTTACTGGCTGGATCTTAATTACGGTAAACCACAAAAGACCAGCGTCCGCCGTAAACGAAAAACTGCCACGCCAGCAAAACTAAAGACACCGGCATCGAGCAGCAAAGAGGGTAATTATCTGGAAGGTGTCGAGGGGAATGTTTTTGTGATGCGGGAAACCTTCAAGACAGAACGGGCGGCACGTCGCGCCGCTGCCGCGCGTTGGTCTAAGCTGCAACGGGGCGCGGCTGAATTTTCCATGACACTGGCGCGCGGCCGTGCTGATTTATTCCCAGAACTGCCCGCTGTGATGCAGGGGTTTAAGCCAGAGATTGATCAGGCAGATTGGATAATTACGCAGGTCACACACACCATTGGTGATAATGGTTTTACGACCGCGCTTAATTTTGAGGTGAAAATATCCAGTTGGGATATGGCTGGAGAAGAAACAGAGGAAAAGAATTTGGGGAATGAATAGGTTATACTTTAGCCAAGCACGAAAAGGTTGGAGTTATTATCATGATGTCATGCCCACAATGTGGTGCCGTCACCCGCACCCGTACTAGCAGAATGATAACCGTCAATACCAAAGAGAATTATCACCAATGCCAGAACCTGTTATGCAGTTGTACATTCACCACGCTGCAATCAGTCGATAAAATCCTGTCCCAACCCAGCCGCAATAATACCGCCACCCTACCCCGCGATCTGTTTCTGCCAGGGCATCTGGGTGACGACCAGTTTGATTTAGCGTTTTAATACTTAACCGTTTTCAATCAGCCTGCCGCGTGCGGGCTTTTTTGTCTGCTTTCTCTTTTGTTTTTCGCTCAGATTCATCCTGTAAGCAGTTTGAAATGTATTCTATTAATGCATAGAGATACAGTGCGGCTATAGATATGAGCCCGTAGTCACGCTGAGCAGAGACATCATGTGTTAAGAATTTAAACCAGCAATAGCCACTTATTATTAATAAAATATTTCCAAGCAAGCTACATAGTTCATCCAATATCTCATATAGAGAGGAACTTCTATTTAAATTCCAATTAATACACATCAGCTTGAATATCAAAGCGAAAATAAATACTAGACCTACTAGGACTATAAAAATAATGTTACTAACTACCATTGACTTGAACATTTCGCTAGATCCATTTTCCCCGCCCAAAAAGAATGCAATACAAGGGAAAAAAAATCCAACGATGACAAAATAGACAACTATTTTTACTCTCTTTTTGTACAGAGTTTTTGCTATACAAACTAAATGATGAGTCCCTTTGCCTAATGCTGAAAATTCCAT